CACCAGCCAAAACCAGTAGGACGCTGGAGAGCACTTCCCACGCTTTGGAGTCGTTGGGTGACACTTCAAGGGGCTGTACGACGAACGCGAGTGAATACAAGATCATTCCAATACTCAGAATGAATGTCAGCGACAGCGCAGCTCCGACCATCAGGACAAGGCGCGCTTTGATCTCAGAATTGGTGTATTTCTTCACGGTGTAGTCGCTCCTGTTGAGGTGTCACATCTGGGCGCTGTCGGTTGGGTTTCGCAGTTGTTTCGAGTGCGGTCGCTACACCCTGTAACGACAAACATCAGGACGATAGCAAGAGCTGCAATTACGGCGAGCGTTTTCACGGTGTATCAGGGAAATCGGCTTCGGGGCCTGCGGTCCATGATGCAGGAAAGTCTCGCAATGCTTGGCGGTAGGTCGCCCATGCTTGTTGGTCTACTGGTGCGTCTGCGACTTGTGTCCAGTCCGACTCGACTAACAGGCGGTCGCGCTGGATTCGCATACGGCTTGTAAGTATGTCTGTGTCGTCTGTTGGGTCAAGCCCGATTTCGTTTAGGTTCATGGTTATGCGGCCTCGTAAAATAGTGTGCCAGTAAGTCGGTATCCGTTGCCTGCTGGGTATGCGTTGTTGTAAGTAAAAATGTCAACTTGTGTCGTTGTGGTCATCATGTTTTGCAACATGTTGCCAGTCACATTTGTTTCACGACCTGCACCGCCACAAAAGAAGTTTGTGCCTGTTGCAATGGCTGTGATTGGCAAAGTCAGTCGGACATAAGTTCCGCCTGTGCCATTGGTTGTTATTGCAACATCGTATTTGCACATAACAATTTTGTTGACTCTTGCGTATCTACAAGTAACCGTGCCAACCGTAGTAATCGTTCCTGTCCCTGCCGTAACAGTGGGTGTCCATGTTTCCCATGCGGCCCCGATGGTGTTAAGCGTCGCCGCAGTCAACACCTGCCCCGAGACTGTCCCTGCTGTCCATTGTGTAGCCATAATGTGTTCTCCTTCACCAACCGAGACGGCTGGTATCCAAAATACCTGATTCGTTACTGTTCAAGATGAATACGTCATAAAAGAACGCTGGCGAGAAGTAAAAGGTGTAGCTGGTTTTGCCCGGCACACCACTAAAACTGAAACCTTCAAATACGACATTTGTTGTTGTGTCGCTTCCTGCTCCGGGGACTCGCCAAGTCAGAACGGACGCGAAGTTATAGCTAAAGCGGATGTTGTAAATGAAGTCTCTGATGGCTGTGTCGTTTGCGGTTGCGTCGTCAAAGTCCACCTCAAATCTAAGTGTTGTCGGGTCGCCTTGTGTGTAGCTGATCCATGACGCGAGGCCCGTTGCTTGGGTGCTGCTGAAGTCTGCTGATTCAAAAGAGAACCCTGCTATGCCGTTTGCTGTTTGACTTGCTGTGTTGTTTGCGAATACTGGTGCTAACGCGTTGCCAGATGCGTCCGAGTAACTGACAGTCACTTGGTTTCTAAAGTTGTCTAATGCGTTTGCGCGTCTTAGTTCTGTGTAAGCGATTGAAGTTGTTGAAGATGTTGTTCGGTGCAAGTTGACAGCGTTGTAGTCCAACATTCGACTACGAGCCAAGAACAAGATTCCGCCTGACTGTGCCAACAGTGCGCCTCGTTCTGTGTTGTTTAAAAGGTTGAGACGGTTCAAGATTGTGCCGTTGTACAGGGTGACTGCTTGAGCTGTAGAGATGCCGTCACCGACTCTGGAGACTTCAGGTGTTTTGAGTCCTGTGAACGCTTCGTTTGATCTTTCGGCCTGATTGGTTGTTGATTGTTGGCTGTAACCAGCGAAGTCTTGGAGTGTGAACTTGCCTGCTCTGGTCAGTTCGTCTTGGCAGGTGATTGTCGCAGTTGACAGTCCAACATTGCCGGGGTAGTCCGTGTATGTGACACCGATGACTGTCCCCCATGCGATGTCAACACCAGTTGAAAACACTATTCGGACTTCAAGGCCTCGAGTAAAGTTGGCGGCTTCGTTCGCTTGGTTCTTAATGGTGATTTGGAATGTGCCACCGCTGTAGTTGTCCAAATAGTTCTGTCGTCCTGCGTCGCCACTAAACGAGATCACCGAGGTGGTGAAGTCTGTGCCAAGAGCTCCGCGTCTGAATACCCATGCTTCTGCGCTCATTGAACACTCACAGGGAGTCTCCCGACATTGCGGTTGTAGGCCTGAAGTGCGCGCACGACTTCGTTCGGGTCTGCGCTGGTGACATTGATTGTGATGTTGCCACCGCCACCGAAGCCCATACTGCCCAACTTTGACAACGGGATCACGGCTTCAGGTTCACGGCCTTCGCCGATCATGGCAATCGTCGGAGACGTCACGATGCCTCCCTCAGCGAGTCGAGGCAAACTTACTTCTGGAATAGTTCCAAAATTGACCCACGGCCCGGCTGCTTTGTCAATTCCGTCAAGGATCGTATTGAGTCCCTTAATAGCAAAGTTCAAGCCCTTTTCCATTGCCGAAATGACAGCGTTAATAACACCCTTGAACGCTCCGCCGATACCGTCAAAAATCGCTTTGCCAAGATCTGCCAATTCAGCAAAACCTAACTTGATTGCGCCAAACACATACTGAACGACACCCCACCAAATCAAAAAACCTGCTCTAATTCCGTCAATGGCTTTCCCAAAGATGTCAAACTTGACTTGGAGTGCGACAAGAGCTGCGATGATCGCGAGGATCACGACTGCACCAGTAGCAACCCAGAGAGCCGAGAATGAAGCTGTGAGTGCAGTGTTAAGTGCGGCAGTCGCGGCTTGGATCGTGTTGTACACAGCAAGAGCTGCGTTTGTGGCAATAATCGCTGTAGCAATTCCGCCGATGACCAGACCTAGCGTGACGATCAGCCCAGTGTTTTCTTGGGCCCATGTCGAGAACCTTAAAAGTGCTGGAAGCATTTTTTGAATTAGTGGTGCAACAGCTGCGCCGATGGACTCCTTAAACTCGCCCATCTGAATAGACAAGTTTTTCATTTGACCAGATGTTGTGTTTGCAGCAGTCGATGCTTGATTATTAAACGTGCCAGCCAAACGACCGAACACATCGTCAGCGTCAGCGCCCTCCTCAATTAACGAGGCGAGTGCTGGGTCTAGTTTTTTGAGTGCTGTGAAGTTGCCGTTGTAAGCCTTTGACAGCGCGTCAGAAACAGCGCCAAGATCCTTGCCAGTGCCCGCAGAAATGTCCAGCGCAAGAGTGAGCAGATTTTGGGCTTTGGCAACATCGCCAGTGCCACGAACCAGTTTGTCAAGTGCCGGGCGAAGTTCATCGTCGGCAACAGCGGCGGCTTTAGAAGTCTTGGTGATGAACTTTTCAACTGAGGCGATCTGATCATCGGTTGCGTAGGTGACGTTCTTCAGAGTTGTGCCAAGTTTTTGGGCTGCAGCATCATCTTCGGCAAACGATTTGACAGCATCAAAAGCGACAGCACCAAGAGCCGCAATAGCGAGCCCTGCAGGGACCGCTGCTTTCTTGATTGCAAACGCTGCTTTTTGCCCGTTGGTTTCAAGTTTTTTAAAGTCGGCAATCGCTTTATCAATGCCCTTGGGATTCCACTCAGAAATGATTGGGAGGTTAATAGCCATCAGTTGAACTCTCTTTGTGCATCAACCATGAACTGGTCAATGATCGGCTTCAAAGCCCGCTCAGTTTCGGCGACCATCTGATCCACGTCTTTCCACATATAGCGCGACGGTTCGCCCTGAAGAGCTGACGCAAAATTAGGTCGGCGATACTTTGACTCTCGGCGCGACTTAGTGCCACCAGCACGGCCAGCCATGTCCGTAATCGCCACAGGGGCACCCTTAGTGACCACACGAACCACTGCAATCTGTTCAGCGCCAGCAGTCGCTGAACCCTTGCGAGGCTTGCGAGTGTTTAACGAGATTTGCACTTTTTTGGCGTTATTCCATCCTGTGCGACCGTTGTGATTCATCCCGCTTAACGGTGGTGTCGTTGGGATTCGACTGTTGATCAGATCCACGAGGGGCTGAGCTGCAACTTTTGTATCTTTGAGCAAAGTGCGACGGATAGCAGGATTGATCTTCTGCATTTTTTTCAATGCGTCTTGCAGACCGTAAGTATCAAGTCTCACATCTGCAGCCATTAGGTTTT